AAAAATAAAAGTTTTTTCATAATGCGTTAATAATACACAATAGACATCACAAAGTCAAAAAAAGTTGAGGTCGGAGTTGGATTTGAACCAACGTTAATGGTTTTGCAGACCACCTCCTGAGCCACTCGGACATCCGACCTTATATCACATTATAAAACCATAAAGGTACAACTCATGTGTATGTTGTTCATCATTTGTACTATATTACTATTAGTTCTTTAGCATTCTACTTCCAGACTCCACTAAAAGTGGCACGAACTTGTATCTAACTTAGCCCCACGTGACCTGTACGGGTACTAAAGTTTACTAATAGTTGAGGGTGAGAAGTCCTCTGTGTTGTAAGCATATTGTTACTTTTAACAACTTCCTTTTTTATCAATACCTCCTTTCTCAAGGGAACAACACAATATTTTATTCTCAAACATTTGGTGTGAAACGTTCTGCCGCCTCCTTGTAGATAGACATCTGAGTCATCATCAAGTGAGTGTAGACATTATCACCAACTATCTCGTGAACCATTTTACATTTCTCTCTAACAATACCTTCTGTACGGACAAAACCTTGTGGTCCATCTTCTTTCATTTCTCTAACCGCTTGAGCTAATTCCAAGTCAGTCATATCAGAGAATACTTTTGTTACTGCGTTTTCCATAGTTTGTTATTTTGATTTGACAAATCTACAGCAAAAGTTCTATTAAACAAAATTTATTTTAAGAAAAGTACCCCCTGTAGGACTTGAACCTACACGTCTTTAAGACAATGGTTTCTAAGACCATCCTGACTACCAGTTCCAGCAAGGGGGTAAATAAGCGGAGGGGGTGAGATTCGAACTCACGGAACACCTTTCGGCGTTCGGTGCTTTTCAAGAGCACTGTACTAAACCACTATACGACCCCTCCAAAGTTCCCCACCCTGAGATTCCAAGTGAGTAGTTATATCGGTTTTTCTCTTTCCAAAAACCTGCTGGGCGTCCCCGTTGAAAAAAGTCACACTACGTAGGAGGAGTTGTGCTGTCTCCTTGAGTCCTACGAGAAGTCCTTAACAGCGGACGTTCCAATACCGACCATAGATTAAATGAGTCTTTGGTTAGACTTCTGAGTATCTCTTACTCATTGTAGTCAGGACAGGACTTGAACCTGTACGATGTATTTCTCTTACATCTCGGAATTAATGGCCTCATAGAAATATCTCTTTCTATTAGCTTACTTGTTGCGTCTACCATTCCGCCACCTGACTATATTTTATAATTAAAAAACTATCTGTGTCAATGAATAACCAACAACAATAACACCAAAAATGTAAACAATCATAGGGTCAAATGGATAACACCCTTTTTCAAGCTCTTGATGAAATTTTTTAAGTATCTTCATAATTTTCAATTTTTGTAGTCAGAACAGGATTCGAACCTACCATCCGTTCTATCACCGTTTCTAGTGGGATTCGAACCCCGATAGATAGGACTGACCAACACCTGACTATATAAAAACACCCTACTTTATCCAACTTACAGGTGTTATGGCTGTCCTCATTGCTGAGTTAGGAATAAACTGTCTTGCTCCCCTTCGTGATGGGTCTTACCGACGTTAGTAGTCAACTAGAAGGTAATATATATACAAACCTTCAACTCTTCCCTATGGTTATCACACCATTTCTCATCGTATGGGACGTACTATCTGATGATTAGTCAGAACGTGTAGTCAGAACAGGATTCGAACCTGTATGATGGTTGCTTTAAGTTTTTTTTCACTGTACTTCCCATCTAAGCTAGCGTCTACCATTCCGCCACCTGACTGTATGTGGGCTACCCTCCTTTCGTCGCAACCGCCCACCCGTTGTGATTTCAGATTGTAGTCAGGACAGGATTCGAACCTATAATCTCCCTCGTTTTCCATGGGGTGTTTCCAATTACACCACCTGACTATGTTGTAGGACCCGCACCCTACACTGAACTTGTACTTCGTTCTATTAAGCGTTTACGTAAAAGACCTACACTGGTACGCTCTTCAGCGTTGTAGGTACTTTAGTAGTCAGGGCCGGACTCGAACCGGATAAGCGACCTTACTTCTAATGATATCTCCAAGTGTCGAGAACCACTAACTCTCAGGATTTGGGTCCGTCCCTCATTACGCCCACCTGACTAATTATTTTACCACTTCATCCCAATCTGATACAACAAACTTCAAATCCATCCACCCATCTACTTTACCCTCTCTATATTCAGCAATGAATCCTCCAGTTGACACGGTTGTCTTTTCCTCAATAGCCATTTTCAAAAGTCGTCTTGCTTCACCTCTTAATTCATATTTTTCAGGTACCCCAAGGCTACCATTACTATTCGCCCATTTCCAATTAAGGAATACCATTACCTTATGAACTTGGTCAAAGTCAAAGTTATCCATTATGTTGTCAAGAGCGTCTTGTTGTTTTGGTGTCATATCTTTATCGTTTTGTGATTACAAATATATAGCGAAGTTCCTGTCAGTCCAAATTTTCTTTTGACTTTTCACTGAAATCTATATCATACATTCCAGCTTCCTCGTCGTGTTTCATTAATTCAATAAGTCCCCTCTTTGAAACAATCTTACTCGCATCGTTATCAAAGATACTATCCCATATCATCTGAAATGGATAGATTAGTGTTTTCCAAAGTGTTTTCATTCTCAAAACTTATTTCAACTTGTTTTTTTTCTTCTTTTCTTTGTTTATATGTTTTGTTCACTTTGTGAAGTAATAACTCACAATTGAATCTTTCAATTTCTTTTTCAGTAATATTATTTAATCTAAAATTAGCCTTATTTATATATTCTTCAGAAATATCTATACCAAAATAATTATGTCCAAGTAACCTACTGGCAACAGCACTTGTACCACTACCCATATAAGGGTCAATTATTAAACAGTTTTTTAAATCATCCAATATTGAGTAGATACATCTTGTTGGTATCTCAATAGGAAATGGAGCAGGATGATTAAACACAATAGACTTATCCATTTCAGGTCTCAACTTCCAAACAGACGTTAACAACGCATGTTTTGAAAGTAGTTCAGTGCCATTATCACCTTTATTTTTTGGTTTATATAACCAATATATTCTTTCCTCAACTTGCCAAAATCTCCATCCTCTAATATTTGCAGCAATATTACGGTCCCAAACAATTTCTTGTTTAATAATCCAATCAGTTTTTTTCAACCAATCAATCGGATGAAACATTTCACCTTTATCCCATCTAAGTTTATGATTATAAAAAAATGAACCACCAGGTTTCATTGTCCTATATAATTCATTTAATATATCAATTTGTTCTATTTGATATTCAGATTCATTAATATTATCAGTAATATCTGAATATTTAATATCTTTTACCAAAACACCTTTTCTATTCTTTTGTTTGTTATACGGTGGTGAAGTAACACCTAAATCAAAACTATCATTAGGTATTTGTTTTAAAATTTCAAGAACATCTCCTAAAATTATTTCATTAATTAGATTCATTTTTAATTATAAAAGATAAAAACGGTTTAGTGAATTTGTTTTCAAATTTTTTAAAATCAGAAGACAAATATTCAATTTTTAAACTATCAGAAGTATTAAAATGTTTGTAACTAAATTTAACACTTCTAACATATCTACTAACAACATCTCCATCAGGTAAATGTTTAGTTAATTGTCTTTCAATTTCAGTTACAAAATCTGTTGAATTATAATTAAAACTAATGACGAATAAAACTTTACCATCTAAAAAACCAGACACCATCATTTTAACATTATCACTCTGATATTTTTTGTGTCTAGCCCAAGTAAAATCGCTGAAGTTACCTGAACCATCAAATTTTTTATTAGAATCAGATGAAATATTTTTAGGTTTAGCCTCAATTGGTTCATCATCAGAATCATAACCCAATTTGTTAACACTTTGATTTTTACCTAACACCCCCAAAGTTACACCTTCTCTGAATGTTGAAGAATTTTTATCTTTAGACATTTCACTCAACAATTCAAGTAACAACTTTTCTTTGGTGTACCCATCAAGATTTTTAATTTTATCAATGTTTCCAATTGAGTAGTTTAGTTTTAAATTAGTTGAATTCATAGTTCAAATATAGTAATAAATTTTGAATTAAACAAGTTGTCCCTGATGGATTCGAACCACCATTATCTGAACCAAAATCAGATGTCCTGCCATTAGACGAAGGGACAATGGAGTGTAGTGGGGCTGCAGTCCCCTGAGGCACCTACACAAGTTATTCCTCTTTAGCGGCTCCAACGGGATTCGAACCCGTACCACACGGCGTGACAAGCCGGCATTGTAGCCATTCAACCATGGAGCCAAAAAGAGCGGGTTGGGGTAATCGAAACCCCATCTTCACTTTGGAAGAGTGACATAATGAGCCGTTATACGAAACCCGCTTATAAAAAACCCACTTCGTCAGATTAACGGACTGACTGCCATATAGGAGGTGGGGTTGTCCTGTTAATTCAGGACCTCGTGGTACCAGTTGGAATCGAACCAACCACACAAGGATTTTCAGTCCTTTGCTCTACCAACTGAGCTATGGTACCAATTTAAGTTCTCACGGTTGGACTCGAACCAACGACCTTTTGTGTATCAGACAAACGCTCTAAACCACCTGAGCTACGTGAGAATATTAGCACGCCAGCAGGGACTCGAACCCCGAACAACGGTTTTGGAGACCGTGATGATACCATTTCACCACTGACGCATTTTTTCCCAATATGTCAAAGAACCAAAAAAAAACCCCAAACTTTATAGTTCAGGGTCCTTCTTTATATATTTGATGATACGATTACATCTTATTAAGAACCCTAAACTTACGACAGCCTTGCCACTGAATCGTAAACCAAAATTGGTCCACAATTGTTGGGAAGTTACCTACGTTATGTGTTGAGTTCTGTTTCATTGTTTCTAATTAAATATCAATTGTTTTACAAAAGTAATATAATTTATCAGTCGTGTCAAGTTTTTTATCCGAAATATGTATTTTCGAAATAAAGAACTTGGAATTTATCTTTCTTATCTACAAGGTTTGAAGCATTTATCAAGTCATTAAACTCAACAACTGATTCTCTTTGGATGTCTCTGAATTGTTGTAAGAAGTCAAATGTTGTTAAGTCATCTTGAAACACGTCATGTGAATCACTATTATAACTCTTCATTAGTTTCAATTCAAACTCATATGCTTGGTGTACGATATCAATTAAATTATCAAACTTGTGTGATGAATCCGCTTTAGCAATTTCAGGTAGTATATTAAAATCAGTCATATACTTCTGTATGATTTCAGCATGTCCCAATTCTGTTTTAGCATCTGCGTCAAAGAAAGCCGCTGCCTTCTTATAGTTTTGGTCATGACACCAGTTAGCTGCTGCTCTGTATAGGTAGTGAGCGTAATATTCATCTTTAAGACGAGAGTTTAGTATCTTAATTACTTTATCAGATAACTTATAAAGTTTTGGTTCAGACTGCGACTTCAGATTATTATCGCTTGTTTTTTGTTCGTTAATATTCATCGCCGCTTGAAATAATTGTTCTTTAGTTATTACTACATTTTTCATATATATAAATATATCTTATATTACAAATATTTATCAAGTATGAAGGTTAAAAAATATGTTGACTACATTGTTAAAATGATTCCTGAATTTGAATTCGAAGGTCTTAGAATATATTGGTCTGGTGAGTATTACAAAAATTACAGAGTTGATAAAGTTCCGATTTACAAAATAGATAACCCTAATAATGTCCCATTTACAAAAGTGGCAATATCTGCTGAGATAGAAGAAAGGATTTCAACAATACAAAAATTCTTACCCAATATTGATATTGCTCCGATGTTTTTATATTACCTATATTGTGATGATTTATATGTCCCACAAAAAACTCTCAACAAGATTTCTAAATGTTTAAAGGGTTCAAAATTTGAAAAAATGAAAGAATTTTCTATAGACAACTTACGTAAAGAATTTTTAGTTAAATGTTCTTTTGACGGAAATTTTAGTATATTAATAGATAGTGAAGCAATAGAATGGAATGTTAATTTTTCTATTGATGAAGCGGTTTTATATTATGACGGTGAAGCTGAAGTTTTATCTAAAAAGGACGCTCGTGAAATAACACTTGACCTTTACGAAGATTATATTGAAAATGAAATTTGGGATTGTATCCAAGAAGATATTGGTGAGAACAAAGCCTTTGTTAATTTTGATTTTATGGGGTGGTATACCTTATTTAAATATATTCAATCCTGAACAAAAAATCTTTCCATATCCACACTAACACCAGTCTTGTAGGTAATTTCTTCTGTAAAAACTTCATCAATAATTTCCTTAACTTCATTTTCAATTTCCCATCCAATGGATTGGTCGTTAAGAGCTTGTTTTAAATCACGAACTCCATCACCTGTCATTATTAAATCCACCTCACTACCCGGTAAAATATAAACTTCAACCCACATTTGTCCGTCGTCTTGGTCTATTGGTTTTGCGTTGAAATCAAAACTATATCCACCTGAAAAGTTATATCGGTCTGTTTTGAAAGTTTGTTGTAATAATTCTTCAGTTAGTTTAACCGATTGTTCATTGTCCAAGAAGTTCCTTAACGTTCTAGTTAAGATACCAAATTGTTTTGACCAAACTGATATATCAAAAAACTTCAAAATTGACTTATCAATATGTGGTCGTTCACCTCTATTGACTTGTTTCTCAAACAATTTCTTAGCCAACTTTTCAAAGTTTGGTTGTTCCATCCCCTCTTTCAATAATCTATTTTGTTCTTCTGATATAAGATACTTCATTACTTATAAATATTACCAATCAATACCAGGTCCGAATTCCCTGTCGTCAATTATGTTTTCAATAAACAATTCTATATTTGGAATCCACTCACTAATTCTAGCGTTAATTTCTTCAATTAAATTATCAAAATCTTCTCTTTTTGAGTTTTTATGTATGGTAACTAAAACTAACACACCATCAGTAAAGTGCATATAATCCTTTTTAGCAACATCATTAACAATTATTTTATTAACAGAATTAACTTCATCAAGTTCATCCATCTCACCCATTCCCCACTCTTCAGATTCTTCTCTGATTATATCAAGTGTGGAATTAATTAATCTCTGAATTGTGTTCCCTAAAGACTTAGCTTGGGATTCTGTAATGATAAACTTCATATAGAATAAATATTACCCTTCCAAGAAAGATAACACTTTATCTTTGATTCCAATTTGTTTGATACCTTCATTCTCGTTTGGTGTAAGGACAAAGTTATCCAATCCCCAATCGTGTTCAAACTCCATTCCATAACGTAGTCCTTTCTTACCCATGTCCAAATCGTCAATAGCAACCCAATGTGTTACTTCAGGATGGTTTGATAACCAATCTTGGATTTCAGTACTTCTTGTCCCTTCCAAATCCCAATTTCGGTGCCAGGTAACTCTTGTTAAATCAAGTACATTACCTGTAAAATCAATTGGTCGTTTGGTGATACCATGTTTTTCGTAGTAATCACCCATCTCTTCAACTGAACACCAAACTTTCCAGTCAGAAGATACAACGATTTCAGCACCTGTCTTTTCCAAGATTTCATTTAATACCTTGATTGCCTTTTTGTCAAAGTTATCAAAACGAGCGTCAACAGGCATTGACATAACATCTTGACTCAACTTCTTTCTCGCCTTTTGTTGTTTCTTAAATCGTGACCCCCAGTTACCTGATAAACAGATAACTCCATCGTGGTCTAAGAATATTACTTTCATGTTATTTCTTTTTTGAGTATTTCTCTCGGTTGGTTACTTTTTTAACTGGGTCGTATTTGTATTTTATTTCTACAGATATCGGGCCATTCTTGAACTTATCCAAATCGTAAGTCCATACAGAAGTAGTATCTTCTGTCTCGTAGGTTCTTTGAAATTTAGTTTTTTCGCTCATAAGGGAGCAAAGATACGAAATTATTTTTCGTTTTCAAAATTATATAATGGAATAAAATCTTCAGATGGTGAAAATTCAAAGTTATCAACAACAACAGGTAAATCAATATTAAAGAATTTAAGGAAGTTTTCAATATCTTCACCAATTTGAACATAGAACTCAAACCAAAAATTAGTTACATTTTGTCTACCAGTCACCTTCTGTTTAGTGCTAAAAACGGCAGAAGATAAGTAAAGATTAACCATTCCTTCACCATTAACCAACTTAACCGAAACGAAAAGGTGGTCAGTCATTTCACCAACACTTCTTAATTGTCTAATACCATCAATGTGAAATTGATAATAAGCTTTAACAGGTTGCCCTTCCAACTTGAATCTAACTCTATGGTTATACTCAAAGGTTTTACCTTCAATGAACTTATTTATTCTTTTAAGTTGACTATTCATCGTCTAACACCTGGTTTAGTTGTCCCTCTTTGTGGTCCATCAGTTCTTTTATAATGAGTCACATTTGGTTTAGGTGTGTTAATAGTCGGTGAAGGGTTGTTGTGTTGTGGTGGAGGTGGTGGTGGTAACGGTAGTGTCGTCTGTTGATAGTTATATGTTGGGTAATAATTGTTATTTCTATTGTAGTAGTTATAGTCAGGATAGTTGTTGTAATAAGTTACAGGTAATACAGTTCTGTTACCGTAATAGTCCTCAGATGATACCGGTCTTGCCTTTGGTTCGTGGTGTGTCACCCAAAACTCTTCGGTTCTGTTCCAATACATCTCATCATCTTCAGGTCTTGTTCTGTCATCAGTTAGATTTTCAAAACTAGCACAAGATGTGAATAGTAAGATAAAAAATAATATGTTAAGATTTTTCAATTCCATAAACACGACCTAAATTTCTTTTTAGTTTTTTACCAGCTTTGTTAATTCTTGGTTCATACATTTTAAACAAATCATAGATACTTTTTGTTTTCTCTATGTTTTGTGGGACAGGGTTACCAGTTTGTTTAGCAATTTGTCTATATTGTTTCATATAGAACTTATGTAAATTACTCAAATGATAAACAAGTGTGTCCTCACCACTTCTTTCTTTGATAATATTAACAAGACCATCAAAGAAGTCATCAGCATTAAACTTTTCCATCTTATCAGCAATTTGCCAGTAAGGTGATTTCATAAACTCCTCAGGTGTCATCTTAAAGGATTTTGAATACGCTTCTTGTGACATAGCATTTAACTCATATGGTTCTGAATAATAAACCAAATCCAAAAATGATGAGTAATAAGTAAAAATTTTCTTAGGAACATTTGGATTTATACCACCAGCAAATGTTTTAGTTAAATCAACCTCACCCTTACCTGTTGACTCCCATCTTTTATAAAACTCATATAAGTGTAACATTTCATGAGTAATACTATCTCTTAAATCATCAATCAAATCATTAATATCTTCAGGTTCAAATGTTGGTGTAATTAAAACTTCAACCTCCATTTTACCGATGATAGTTTTATTAATCTCTTTAAGTATTTTTTCAGGTATTTCAAGTGACGGAAGTTTCATATAAGATTCACCCTGTGATTCTTTTTTAATTTGATACATCGCCCCACCTGTTCTAAACTTAGCATTACCAGTAGGTTTTTTTACATAACCAAATTTAATTTCAATATCTAAACCTTCAACAGGGAACTCTATAAATGCATCCGGGTCTGACTTAACAACTTGTTTCATTGTGTTGTAGTCTAAATTAATTGACTCCGAATCATTTTTTTTATTGAATGTCATGTCTTCAACAATTGGCATAACCTCATTAAGGACAATATTAATGAATGGTATTGTCGCACGACTAACACCTAAATCTTCATTTAGTATTTGTTTATATTGTTCCTCTGTAATTACTACTTTCATTACTTACCAATTACAATATCGTTATAGTTTAAAGTTTCCATTCCTTTCATGTCGTCAACAACTTCATCATACATATAAGCTTTAACAACAGAAACAATTGATTGTTCTGCTTGAGCAATTTTAGATTCCATCCAATCGTCCAACTGTTCATCATCTTCTAAAATTTCCCACATCTGTAATGCTAAAGTACCAATGGTAAATAATTGTTGTTTAGCCATATAATTTCCATCTTTATCTTCTTTTACAATTCCTTTATTTTCAGATAAAGTTTTTTTTAACTTTTCAAGTTGTTCTTGAGTTATAACGATTTTAGACATAGTAATAGTTTTATATATAAATACAAATAAAAAGAAAAAAGGGAACAATAATGTCCCCTTTTTGAGCCTGACCCGGAAGTCAGTCCACCACTTTGTTTAACAAAGACTATTTAACCTCTCCTACTTTAGCCAATACTTGGTCAGAAAAAGTAATCAATTCATTTTCTGTTGTAATCAAACATTCAGATAAAATTTTGAATGGGATTTGAATTAATGTGTCAGTAACATTATAATATCTAAATGATGTCTTATTATCAATCGCATCATTAACAAGTTTTAAGAACAATTTGGTTTGAACCATATCTGAAAAAGACATAGACAAGATTTTACCAAAGGTTTCGTGTTGAATGATTAATGTTGTTTGTTTCATAAGACAAATATAGATAAACTATTCTTCTCTTCCAAACTTTTTGAAATAAAAATCTATAGTTCTATCTAAACCTTCGTCAAAATTAACTTTAGGTTCCCACCCAACTTGTTCTTTTACTTTGGTAAAATCAATTGAGTATCTAAAGTCATGTCCCTTTCTATCTTCAACGAATGTAATTAAGTCCTGAGAGTTCTGTTCCCATTGTTTAAAATCATCAATCTTATCACAAATCAACCTAACAAGTCTTAAATTGTTTAGTTCATTACCACCACCGATACAATAGGTTTCACCTACCTTACCTTTGTGGAATATCATATCAATCGCATCAACATGGTCCTGAACATACAACCAATCTCTTACATTCTGTCCGTTACCATAAACTGGTATTGGTTTACCATCAAGGATACTCTTAATGATTGTTGGGATTAGTTTTTCACTATGTTGGTTTGGTCCGAAGTTGTTTGAGCAGTTTGATATCACAACAGGTAATCCGTATGTGTGATGATAAGCTCTAACAAAGTGGTCGGATGATGCTTTAGATGCTGAGTAAGGACTTCTTGGGTCATAAGCAGTTTTCTCGTCAAAAGAACCCACCGAACCTAAATGTCCAAATACTTCATCAGTTGATATATGATAGAATAATTTAATACCATACTTAACCGAAGCGTCCAACAGATTCAATGTTCCAATAATATTGGTTTGAACAAACTCCATCGGATTTAATATTGAGTTATCAACATGCGACTCAGCTGCAAAATGTATTACCGAATCAAATTTATAATCCTCAAATAACTTAAACAACCTATCTCTTTCAGTGATACTGAATTTGATTATCCGAGCTTCACGATGATTCTCAATATTACTTTCATCCGCAGCGTATGTCTCACTATCAAGGATAACTAAATTGTAATCTGGGTATTTTGATTTAAAGGTATTATAAAAATTTGAACCGATAAACCCAAGTCCACCTGTAATTAATATATTCATTTTTCTATCTCAATTTTAATTTCAGTCTTACTTTTACTGAAGTTTTCTTTAATTATGGAATTCCAACTTAACTCTACCAAGAATTTCTTAAACTCCTCATCCTTAATTTTTTTAATATAAGAAAGTAATTCTTGTTCAGTGCAATTAGGATTGACATCCATGTATTGTTTGATTATTGGAAACTTTTCCAAATCAATCTCTTCTAACTCTCTTACTCCTTCATAATGGTGTCTTTCAACCACACCTAATTTAATTTTCATATCCCAATATAAAAATTAGTATCCCCCATGTTTCAGGGGGATTTTATTATTTAATAATTCTTGTTGTGTAAAACTTACCACTATCGTCAGTAAGAGTGATGACGTATGTTCCTTGACTTAACACTTCAGAATCAAACTGAATGTTTTTAGTAAAGTATTTTTCTTGGTGAACACATTTACCGTCAATAGACATAATTCTTAATACTCCACTATTTGATGGTGTATTGATATTAACAATACCTGAAATAGGATTTGGCCAAACTTTAACGTTGTTAGTTAATTCAGTTACACCAACAGTATATTCAGGAACAACATGTAAAGTATAATCATTTAAAATTCCACCCGGTGTCCAAACTCCATTACTATCAATTGAAAAGTTTATTGAAGTATAAACCTGACAACCATCAATGGAGATTGCGTATAGGTTAATCGGGAGCATTTGTGAAGTAAACGTTGATGTAGGGAATATAATGGTTGGGTATTGTTCGTTTGAAATTGTTCCATTTCCTCCATTGAAGAAAAACCATTCCCATTCTACATCATTTGAACCTTGATAAACAACGTAAATAGTGTTTGGTTCAGATACAAGTGAATCAGGAACAAAGTACAGAGTATCAATTGTCGGCATTGCCTCAATCAAACCATCACAGTTGTTATCAATTCCGTCATAACATAGTTCAGGTGCTCCTGGATAGATGTATGGGTCAAATGGATTACAATCAATATTATCCATGAAACCATCAAAATCTGAGTCGTTGTTTTGAAGTGTGATTGTAAATGTCTGAACACCTTGTCCAGGCCCAAGATATAATGTTTCGTTTATACAAGTCTCACCTAAACATGGTGAAGTATAAATTGCGCAGATACTAACATTTAGACTGTCAATTCCAGGTACAACCGCCACATAACTTCCTGTAGGTTGTTGTGTTAAAGTAATACTACCTTGAACTCCACCTCCATAATAGTTTCCAAATAGAGTATACGGACATCCACCTAAGTTAATTACATCAACATTAAATGATGTTAATAGTTGAGAAGAAGCACTCATTCCAATGAATGCAAAAAGGGTTAAGAGAAATAATTTAATTTTTTTCATAGTTTGTTTTTTATGTTTAGGTAATAATAGAAGATTCAGTTGAATAAATCAACATATTAATTAGAAACCCCCTTTTTCAAGGGGGTTTAGATTATTTAAGTAGATTATAATACTCGTTGAAGTGTTTAATTCGGTCTGGGAGACCTATTGTCCCACCATTTACTCTCTTTGTAACTGCTGTGACTGTTGCTTCATCAGCACCCTTATCACAGATTGACCAAAGCTTGTTTGAGTCAAAGAAGAAAGCGGCAGATGCCAATGGGTATTTGGTCGCAACCAAGTCAGGATTAGATACCGTATCTTCACCAATAAACTTAGCAAAGTTTGTGTAGTTATTCTTTCCAGTTAGTTGGATATACCCTCTACCACGAAACTTATACCCTTCACCAGTTGATTCATCACCATTACCCATTCTACTTCCGTAAACACGGGAAGCAATCTTTTCAGGTTGTTTTGCGTATGATTCATTTAAGTTACCAGGGAAATACTTCCCAAAGATTTTTTTAAGTCCGTCAGCAGAGTAGTTTAAGTTTTCACTAACTGACTTGAACCCACCTGACTCGTGACCACACTGAGCCAAGAAGTGAGCCAATCTTAATGGATTAGTAATATTGAATTTTTTTGCGGTTTCAGGGATTTGAGCAATCACCGCATCAGGAACATGTCCTTTTAGATTTTGTAATTTGAATTCAGAACTTACAGGAATAACAACATCTTCTTTAACCACTTGAGCTGGTTGAGTTGTTGGAAACATTTTAGACCAAGTACCAGCACCAACAATACCATCAGCTGTCAATCCGTTTGCTGCTTGCCATTCTTTAACTAATTTTTCTGTATTAGGACCGAAACTTCCGTCAGCAGTGGTCCCTAATTTTGATTGGAGTTTTTTAACGTCTTCCCCTTTTGACCCAACTTTCAATAACATATCTGTAATTTTATTTATAAATATGCCTTAAATCAAGAAATTAAACCAACACAATCCAAGTTAAGAGTGATAAGAATACCGCTAAAAATAAAAAACCTACCCATAACATACCAAGATTAGAGTTTTTTTCGCTTTCATTTCTATAGTAAATTTTTTTAACTTCCTCACCTAACTCATAACTGTTAGGGTATTTGTCAACTAATTCTTTAAGTTCTTTTTGTGTCATGATTACTTTTTAGTATAAATATAAAAGTGTTCACCAATATCCACAGTATATCTTTCCATGAACTTACCCTGACAAGCTTCCTTAAGTTTTGGAGTTAGAGCAAAGTGTTCATCCTCGTCAAGAGTTGGTTGAAGTCTAATTTCATACTCCATCTTATACGGTAGTTCTTTCTGTGTTACCACCGCCCATGATGGTAAAACCTCTTTTAGATTTTCTAAAATTGTCATAGTTATTAGTTTCTATAAATAAAAAAACCCGTCGGTTGACAGGTAATATTAGAAAAGCCTGAGATTATAGCTTATGTTAAGAAACTTTTGAAGGATTATTGTTTCCCTTCGTATCCACTTTCTTTTGGAAAGTATTTCTCAGTGACGGTCTTTTAGGTTTACCACTCCTTGAGGTTTGAATTACTCTATCAGTACTCAACTCTTTCCGAGGTTGCCACCCCAGTTCATCCTTGCGGGATTAAAGGTTTTTCTTAACAATACACATTGACTTGGGGTCTCTGTGTGCAATGAACGGCTCATTACTATGTAGTCACCTTTCATTCAAACCTGATGGACACTTTTCCTTTGTTATTATGTAATAATGTTAGGTTTGTGTTGTAGATGTGCCAGAGTAGTGGTCCAACGTAAGCTCCGTTTCCTTTTGAGAAACGAAATACTAAACTACTCCGTGAAGTGTCCCCACCTCCATATTTCAAGATTACTTCATAAAGAGACCTTGGTAGGTCTTCCTTAGGGATAGTAGCGACACCACTCGTTCTCTATCTTACCTTTCGGTTTTAAGTCCTCTATCATATTGGGACCCGCAATGGTGTGACTGGATGGTCACATTTCTTACAGAGTTCCTATGGGTTATTCTTGTCGTTCTTCCGAACTCAACCTGACAATCTACTTTGCCAGGTCACCCTACCATTTTCCCTACGAAGTTATCCTCGGTACTTACGGTGTTGTGATATCCCACTTGTGTACTTGAGTTCAAATCCCACCAAAAGGTGGTTTTCAAACCGCAGTCTCCTCAACACATGAGAGACCACTTTATCCTACTTTCGTAGTTTATTTAAGGACCATACACGGCCCATTATCGTTTATCAGATTAAATGTCTCATAATCAACCCGAAGGTCTCATAATCAACTACTGAACGGATAATCTTTTTGTTTCAAAGAACGTTTCGGACATTTCCGATTTGTTTTACAAACTTACGACTTTTTTTTCAATCTGTCAAGTAGTTTGTCTACTTTTTTTTGATTTAACTACCGAGTATCTTTCATTCCCTATAAGTGTTAAATCTTTTACAAACTTACGACTTTTTTTTCAATCTGTCAAACTTTTTGTAAAGATTTTGAGAGTTGTATCTGAATCGTTGTCATTCTCAAATCTTTTACAAACTTACATCAAATATTTGGTAGTGTCAAATAAATATATCAAAAAAATCAAAAGTTTAACACGTTAGTTAAAACTTCCTTAATACCTGATGACATATTAAGTTCATTAATTTGTTCTAAAGTCTTATATGCACATTCAGTATGTTCAAAACCATCCATAGCATTTTCCAAATCAGGAATGATTATAGTATCAGTATCTAAAAGGAATACATGTAAAATAGTTTTAACTTCACCCATCTTATTAAGACGATTAATTCTACCAAGCGATTCAATATCACCATTAACCTGAACACCCATTTCTTCATAGAACTCTCTATACGCAGCCTCCTTTGGGTCTTCACCCTCTTCTATACCACCCATAGGTATTGCCCATTTTGATGGTTCGTTAATTTCCACAGCTCTCTTACAAACTAAACATCTGTCATTTACTTTTACAATTATTCCCGCACTTTGTTTCATAATACTATTTATATATAACTATGTTTGTAACAATAAATAAAGAAATCTTTAAAGTCAAAGTTTGTGAAACCCAATCTGAAGTTGAAAAGGGTATGATGGGTCGTGAATTCATCGGATTTGACGGTATGTTATTTTTTATGGGTGAAGGTGACCACAGCTTTTGGATGATGAACTGTATTATTCCTTTGGATATCATCTTTATAGATGAAAACCATAAAATAACAAAAATACACCATAACTGTGAGCCGTGTGAGTATGAACCTTGTAGAAGATATGAAGGTAATGGAACCTATGTATTAGAAATAGAAGGTGGTCGTTGTCAAGATGAAAACATAGAAGAAGGTGATATCTGTAAGTTCTTAATTAAAGTTTAACCTTTCTTACTTTCACCAATCTTTTCCTGTAAGACATTAACAAATCTATTTTGTAACATCTTTAAGAATTTAATATAAGGTGAGTCATCTTTTTCAGAATCATATTTAGGTTTACCTTGTGGTGGTCTCTTACTTCTTCCGATGTAATTTAAACCAGATATATTTGTAATACACTTGTGTCCACCTGAATTTGCTTGGATAACTTCCCATACAGGAACTGAAACACCATCTAAAACACTCCACTCTTCTTCAGTTAGTTCAGATGATTTCTTTTCCATCAAAGATTTAATATCCATAAGTTCTTTAACACCATCTTTCTTATCCAAGTATTTGTCACCATAGATTGCCGCAAAGTCTTTAAATGTAAATCCAACCGATTCTTCTTTAGCCGCAGTTTCAGATACCCATTTGATTGTTGATAGTGGTATTTGTTTTTCTTTAAGTTGTGCTTCCCAATGTCCTAATACCTCTTGAGCAATCTCACCCAAGTTAACACCTTTAAGTTCTCTTTCCTTTTTGAAGGGATTACAAGACGCTTGGAGTAATCCAAGTGGCCAAGCAATAACAAGGAAGTCAGCTTCAGGATTGTTTCTAAATGGTGTATATCTGTCGTAAGAACCTGGTTTTATCATACTACCACCACCATACTGAACGATGATATTATCTTTAACCTCAACATTCTTATGACCTTTCATTGTCTGAACATAATCTTCTTTATTCTTTTCTAATGAAGATATGTCAGCATATCTATTTGTCTTCATCAACTCTTTTATCTTATTAAAGATTGAAAGGATTGAAGGTTTACAATCTAATACCAACGTTTCTAAAAACCCTGGTTTACTTTTGAACGCCAATAATAGTTTGTTTGTTACTAAACCTAGTAACATTCTATTTTCTTTAGCACTTTTTTCTTTTGATGTTCCGTATACGTAATTCATCACCATTTCAGGTGTAATGTTTTTGGAAGCATAATCCGCACTATCAACCATTGATATGGTTGCAACATCTTCAGGTGTGAAAATTTCAGATGCTGGAACAATCTGTGAAAGGGTTTCAACATTTGAACGAGCTCCTCTGAACTGGGTTGACTTTGTTTCTTCAGCACCTGCCTGTCTATCATGGTGGTCAGTGTGAACAACGAACATAGGTTTTCCGTGAGCAAAATCCACAAGGACTGGCATAATCTCACCTGTAGCATCAGCCTTCTTAACGGCAAATTCCTTATCTCCGTATTGGATTACCTCAACATCAACAACTTTAATCCCGTTGTCTTCAAGGTATTTTTTCATTGCTAATGCTGTTGCAACACCATCTAAATCTTGGTGAAAGTATATCTTTGCTTTTTTGTATCTGTCAGAAAGTTCTCTTATGTTTCTGATACCACCTTCGGAAATTACCTTTTTCATTAATAATAAATATTGTAACAAAAAAAAAGTTCACCATAACGATGAACCTTTTAAAGTAAAAAAGTAATATACCTCTATTTTAAAGTTAACAAGTATTTCAACTGGTTAATTTCCGCTAACATCTCATCACGGATGTTTAATAAGTCAGAATCCATCTTTGGGTCATACTCTTCTGAAAGTCCAACAAGATAATCACAAACTGAACTAACATATCCTGTTAAATCAAGTTCTTCAATATCACTACCACCTAAAGAATAACCACCTGTAAAACTAGGCCTTCCGTGTTTACCCATACATACCTCAACAAACTTATCAATCAAATCATCAAGTGAATCATAAATACGTCCATAAGCCCCATGTCTTGAGAATGATTTTGTTTGCCAATGTAATACTCTAAATTGAGTTTGCGTTTCTAATAAAAATTTAACAACTTCCGAATTTTTCATCACAATATTTTATTATAAATATACTGATAAATGAAAAATGGAGTTATTTAACTCCATTTTCAAATTCCAACTTTTGTTGATTCTTTTGGTCAACAAAACTTTGTATTCTTTGTTTCGCTATTTCACAATAATTTGAACTCAATTCAATACCTACCCATCGTCTGTCGTGAACAACTGCCGCTACACAACTGGTTCCTGAACCATTGAAGGGGTCTAACACCACATCGTTCTTATATGATAGAATCTTGATTGCCTTTTCAGGAATATCCATTGAGAAGGTCGCCTTGGTTAATGTACGAGTATCAGCAAAATACTTCCATTGTCCGAACACTAACTCCATGAATTCCTTTTTATCTTGTTCAGCGTAAGCAACTTTGTTCTTCCCATCTTCAGTTAAGTAAGGTTCACCCTTCCATTGTGGTTCACCTTTAACTTTCTTAATGTGATGTTTCTTATAAGCCAATATCACACATTCCTTTGGGTTATAGATATAAGGAGCCGATGGACTCATCCAAGAACCCCAAGCGGTTGTCTTACTTCTATGTGGTGAGTCTTCTTCAAGGTCAACAATACCATAAAACTTAAACCCAACTTTTTTCATCACCTGATATAGTTCTGAAGCAAAGAATACTCTACCACCTCGTGCTTGTACATTTACTTCGTATGGGATGTTAATGGCAATTCTCCCATCATCTTTAAGTAAACGATAAGCCTCAGTTAACCATTTTTCAGACCACTCCCAATATTCATCCATAACAATTTCATCATTATGTGTGTCATATTGGATACCTACATTATATGGTGGAGATGTAACCATTAAGTCAACCCATCCTTCAGGCATTTCACTCATCACCTCAATGGTATCACCATTGATTACTCTATTAATATAATTCTCAATCATTCTGTAATTTTTCTATCTTTTTTTCAATATACCACACCGCCTTTTTCAAGTCCTGAACTACGTTATCTTTCTTACCAGCTCGTGATAGGTATTTGACTGCGTTACCCAAATAAAAATCTTTATCTAAACCCCAAGCGTCAATGACTTTAATTGCTTCATATGGATTATCTTCACCACCATAGTGTGATGGGTGATTAACCATTTCTTTTTGTTCTGACATAATAATCTTTTCCGTATTTACTTTCTTCAATTAATCCTTCTTTAACAAGTTGGTCAATTCTTTTTCTTGTTTCATCAATACCAACTCTTAAGATGCTATCACAAATGTAAGTGATGTGAAGTGGTTTTTCAAGTTTTCTTAACAGAACTTCATACGGGTCTATATTGTTTCTCATATTCTTTGAATTTGGTTTCTACTTCAATGGACGAAAATAAAATAGCATCAGCGTTAAGATAGTATTTTATATTTTCGGGATTCATTTCTATCTCGTGTATCTGTAACTCACCAACTATTTTTTTGTTGAATCCCATATTCCAAAAATACTAATCTTTTTTTAGATTTACAATTGTTTTTTTCTGAATTATGTAACTTAACACCTTTCTCTTATAGATTGGTAGAAGTGTATTTTCAAATGGTAGGTCGTTGGATGACATCAATTCAAAGATTGGTAAATCATTATCTTCACCTAATTCTTTCATAATTGTTTTAATTACCTTTCTTGATTCACCATCAAATAATAATTTAACTGCAAACTTGGAATCATGTTTAACCATGTCAATTCCACCAGTTGAGTATTTCCAAATCTTTTTGTTGTTACCAGTGAGTGTAAAGAAATATCCTGTTTCTAAATTTTGGTTTTTCTTTTCGTTGGTATGTTTGATTGATACTGAATCGTATGTTAATGTCCAAAGAGCTTTGATGACATTGAAGTATTCAAAGAATTTCGGTCCAGCATATTTTAGAATCTTATTTAGTTCCTCCAACTCATCGTCGTTTAACTTTGGGATTGGTGTGAATTTAAGTTCGTTGATTAGTATTTCATCGTCAATCACTTCAAATTTTTTGTTAACGATGATGTATTTGAACTCCGAAGATATTGTTTGTAGATTTGCTAAGTGTAACGACATTTCACTGAATAACGGATACAACTCAAACTTTTCAATCTTATCGTCACAGAAATTTAAAAAGTCCATCAACATATAATACTTATGTTCGTAGTCAACTGGTTCTGTTAACAACCAGTCTGTTGATAACTTAAAATGATTATCTTTTTTTGATTTTCTTCTTTTTGGTTTTGTTTCCATTTTACCCTTCTATTTGTAAAATGTAATATGTTTCACCATCAAATTCAATAGTATCTTCCGTTCCATCGTAATAGTTAAGTGTGTGTCCAATACCGTCAGAATCAATTACGTCTTTTTTGAACTCCGATAAATTAATGAAGTCGGCTAAATTTAATCCATAATTTTCAATGACTGACATAGCAGTACCAGAAACCAAATCATCTACCAAATCTTCAACCTTAGCATCAATTAAATCTTCAGGAATAGTTTTATCACTATCTTTTAACTCATCAAGTTCTTCATTTAACTCATCATATTCTTCTTGGTCTATTTCAGAATCTTCCAATCTCGCATTAATTTCATCAATTCTTTCCTGAACTTTCGGGTCACTATATTCAAAATCGTCCTCATCAAAAAATTCTTCAAGATTTCCCCTTACTTCTTCTTCCTCACCTTCACGGAAATAATCTTTCAATTCTTCTTCATCCAAATGATTTTCAACAAAACTTCTGTTAAATCCAGTTATTCCTATATCATCAATCAATTCATCAACTTTTTCATAAGCTGCTCGGTAGGTTGTTCTCTCATCACCCACCGCCCATCTTTCTTTTGTTTCTTCCAAATCATTTGTCAAAACATAAAATACTCTCATTCCGTAATATCTGTAATCATAAACCAGATTATACAAATCAATTCTTTTCTCAAGCTCTCCAATTTCTTCCTCTATCGTTTCCAAATCCAGTAAGTTTTCATTATCCTCTGTATCAATCTCTATTTGTTCACGTTCTTCTTTTTCTGCATATAACTGCTTTAATCTTTCATCATCACCAGGTTCTTTCGCTTCAAAATCACCTACTGAAGAAATAAGATATTCAAATAATACATTTGCATATTCAGCAATATCAGTATTTGAAGTTTCTAAATTCCATTCATCATTCTCTCTTAAAGTTTCTTGTTCCGCTTTCTTCTTTTCTCTTTCTCTTTTGATGAGCATTTTTTCAAGAGGTGTTCCATATTTTGATATGTATGTATTGGTAGTCACCACACCTTCAAGTGAATTAACCTGTGTGTAACTAACATCTAAAGAACCTTTAACCGTAATATTTGTTATGTTCTTAGCCTCTGTTCTACTTAAATTTAAATCTCCGTCAACAACAATTCTTTTACCTCTAAATTGTTTCATATTCTGAACCGCCTTACCATCATATCCGGCAAACTTTAAAAAATGAATATATTGTTCAGGTGTTATAACAACCTCGTTATCACCTTCGTTTTCAAGTAAAACCTTAACAACGTCTCTAATTTGTGATATGTCAATATTAACTCTCATATTAAATTATATTAATAAATATTAAAATAACTATATTATTTACTATTAAATAACATGTGGTAAATATTTATAGTAAAATACTAACAATATGAGTTGTGGATGTAAAAAAACAAATGTTTCACCTGAACAGGTGAAAAAATTAAGAACTGAAAGTATCAGAAACGCAGTTCAAAGTACTATTGAAAAGTATTACAACAAAAACAAGAAAAAGTAATAAACCTCTAATAAATTAAAAACGATGAAAAACAACGG